CAACGGCCACGCAAACGAAGCCCGAACACGAGCGACCTACCGTGAAGCAGCGGCGCATGTATTTCGGGTTGGTCAAGAAGTTGGGTCTGGGCGACTACGAGCGGCGGCTGATCACGCAACGGATGTGCCGACGTCGCAGTACCAAATCGATCTCGCGATGGCAGATGACCCGGCTCATCCAGGAGCTGATACACCTGTCGGGCACGCCCGCCGGCGAGGTTCGACCGATGGCCCGCGGCGGCTGCAGCATGGGCCAGGTTCTGAAGATCAGGGCCCAGGCGTACGACCTGGGCTGGTCGTGTGACCCGAAACGCCTGGCGGGGTTCCTGCGCCGCATGACCGTGTTCGTGCCCCATCTGGTCGACGGCGATCGCCGGGAGGTGGCCGGATCGATCGGCACGGCCAAGAGCGACCCCGAGGACCTCACCAGCCCTGAGGCTATGCGCGTGATCGAGGCGTTGAAGGATATGCAGAATCGGCGCCACAACCGCCGCGGGGCGGTGCCGGGGAGCGGGGAGTAATCACCACGAAGGCTCGAAGGACACGAAGCGGAGATATCAATGCCGAACAACGGAAAGACCTTGGTGTACCTGGCTTGTCCCTACTCGGACGAGAGGCGCGACGTGCGTGTGGAGCGGTTCGAGAAGGCGAACTGGGCGTCGGCCCATTTGATGAGTAAAGGCGAGCACGTATTCAGCCCGATCTCGCACACGCACCCGATCGCCGAAGCGGGGGGCCTGCCGCTGGGCTTCGACTACTGGGAAGCCTATGACCGAGCCGTGCTGGACTGTTGCAAGGCGGTCTATGTGCTCACGCTCCCGGGCTGGCAGGAGAGTGTCGGCGTGCAGGCCGAGATCCGAATCGCAAGCGAATTCGGCATTCCGGTTTACTACCTGGAACCATCCGCCGAGGGGCTGGTCTCCGGCCCCGTTCCTGCTGATGGCGTGAACTGATTCTCAGTTATGGAGAGGGACTATGTCTACCGGCGCAGGGGACGATGGGTTTCGCCCGACACCCCAGCAAATCGATGCCGCGGTCACGTGGTGGCAAGCGGCTATCCAGGCACCGAGCTTCTCGGTACTGAGCGACGCCGAGCGGGCTCGCGTGGACGGCATCCCGATGACCGTCGGCGAGGGGCTCGCACGCCAACTGGCGGACAGGCACCACCCCACACCGGAACAGGTAGCACGGTTCGGCGAGGTCTTGCGGACCCACCTATCACAGACGTTCGACGCGTTTGCGTTTGCCACTCTGTATGTGGACTATTCTGTCGCTGGCGAGTTGCGGGAAATGGCCGAGACGGCGGGGGTACACCCCTCCGTTTTTCCGGCGAAAACCATCATGGAGTTCAGAGACGGCGGCGTACAGGTGGGCTGTGGTTACGGCCAACCATTCGAAGACCTGCTGTGATCCGGAGGGCACGGATGCCGCGACGACCAACGGGTGACGAGAGCGAGTTTGTAACCGTGGCCGAGGCCGCGCGGATGCTGGCCGTGGATCGGTCCACGGTGTACCGGTATTTCGACGCGGGCCTGGTCACCGGTCGGCAGTATCCCACCGGCACGATGCGCATCAGCCGGGCCAGCGTCGCCCAACTTATCGACGAGAGCACCCCGCGGCCCCGGTCCGCCTGACGCCCATCCCACACCTCTGCCGGTTCGGAACGCTCACCACGAAGGACACGAAGCATGGCAACGGCATTCCAGGCGTTGGTCCCATATTTCGGAGCGAAGCGGGCGATGGCACAGACGATCATCGAGACGATCGGTGAGCACCGGGCGTACTGGGAGCCGTTCTGCGGTTCGATGGCCGTGCTGCTCGCGAAGCCGCAGGTCAGCCACGAGACGGTCAACGACCTGAACGGCGACGTGATCAACCTGGCCATGTATTTGCAGGACGTGAGCACGGCCGAGGGCCTCTACCGATCGCTGGTGGGCACCTGCCACTGCGAGCCGATCTACCGCGAGGCCCAGGAGAGGCTGCGTCAGCCCATCGACCGGGCCGCAATGCCCGATCCGGTGCGGGCCATGCAGTACATGATCACGAGTTGGCAGGGCATGAACGGGCTGGCCGGTATAGCCGACAAACGTGCGGCATTTGCCCTACGTTGGACTGCCGGCGGTGGACACCAGGGCGCACGGTGGCGGCGTGTGGTGGACTCGATTCCCGCGTGGCACGAGCGGCTGCGGGGTGTGACGATCATTCACCGCGACGCGTTCGACGTGCTGGCCAAGATCCGCGACGAAGCACGCACGGCGATCTACTGCGACCCACCCTACGTGCGGCAATCACGCGGCAGTGCCGAGCGATACCTGCACGACTTCCGGCAAGACCTTGTTCACGACGACCACTCGCGCCTGGCCGACGCACTCGCGCGATTCAAACAGGCCCGCGTGGTCGTCAGCTACTACGACTGCCCGCTGGTGCGTGACCTCTACTCGGGCTGGCACATCATCCCGGCCACACGCCGCAAGGATCTGGCGAACACGGGAGGCACCAAAGCCCGCGCGGGCGGAGCTGCCGAACTGCTGATCACGAACGACGTGTGACGGTTCCGCCAAGACCCCCGGTGTGGTCACCGGAGGTCAAATAGTGGGCGAATCCCCCGAAAGTACCGCCTCAGATGTCGCAACTATGGCAGGCACCGCGTGTGCTCTGGACAGGCGTGGTACCCTGGCGCGCGGGTTCGCACGCCAATTTGATGAGGCAGCACGGCGATGGCAAGAGTCACGGTGGAGGCGTTCAGTCATGTAATCGCCGACCGGCACGAGATGTTCCCGGGCCTGGCGGCCGAGGTGGTGGCCACGGTGTTCGACCAGTTGGCCGACCTCGTCGCACGCGGCGACCAGTTACACGTGCGGGGCCTGGGCGTGTTCACAACCAAGAGGGTGGGCGGCCGCACGGTGACCCACCCGACCACGGGTGTGCAGTACGAGGTCGAGCCCCACCGCGCCCCGGCGTTCCGCCCGGCCGACTCGCTGCGCAAGCGGACGAGAAAGGCCACCGCGGAATGATACTCACCACGAAGGCCACGAAGGGCACGAAGCGGGGACGGGAAACCAGAGCTAGTTGACCCCCGGTGAATACACCGGGGGGATCGGGTCTTGCCGACGGCTGATAGCTGATAGCCGATAGCTTCTTCCTGGAAGGCACGGATGCCGAAAGCAACACCGCAACCCACAACCAAACCCGCCGACCTCATGGCCCAAGTGCCTCAGCGCATGGCGGCCCGTCGCACAAAGTCCACCTCGACCACACCCGCCCACCGTCGCCGGCGACGCATCAGTCCGAAATACACAAAACACCTGGTGGCGATCGCCGAACTGTACGTGGCATCGAGCGGCAACGCGTCGGCCACCGAGCGGGCGGTACGCAAACGGCTGGGGCTGGTGCGGTTCAAAGCGGATTACCTGGCCAAGTGGTTACGAGTGCCGGAGTTCGCCACGGCCGTGCGGACCGAAGAAGAGCGGGTCGCCACGGCCGACTCGACCAGCCCGTACGTGCGCGGGCCCAAACGAATCAAATGGCTGGTGGGCCTGCTCGACTGCATGCAGGAAACCTACGAGCAGGCCGTGGACCAGGAAGCGGGCAAGCCTCTGCTGCTGGCGGCTATGCACAAGGCGGCCGGTGAACTGCGGGCCGAGGAAACGCACCTGGCCACCCAGCAGGCCGCACGCGCGCGGCGGAGCATGGCGGCCCTGGTCAAGGGTCTGTTGAAGGAGGCCAAGGCCTCGGGCGAGCCGCCGACGGTAGTGGCGTTCTTGGCGCGGTCGCTGGCCAACCTGGAGCGGATCGTCGGCACGCCGACCGAGATGCCCGACGCGGCCGAGGTGGTCGATCTGATGGAGCGGCGACTGAAGCAGGCCGGTGTGATCGTCGCGCCGAAGAAACTCCGCGCGGCCGACGTGGGCACCATGACCGACGAGCAGTTGGACCGGGTCATTGCGGCGGGGAGTGGATGATGCACCACGAAGGCACGAAGGACACGAAGCAGGGACAGGGACAGGGAACCAGAAACTAGTTGGCCCCCGGTGAATACACCGGGGGGATCGGGTCTTGCCGACAGCCGACAGCCGATAGCCGAGAGCTTGTTTATGACCACCGCCACCATGCCCGACCTGCCGCGAGCCGCGCGACACGAACGCGATCAGCGTGCGGCCCGTGCCGAGCGGGCCCGGCGGCACTTCCAGGCGTTCGTCGACGAGCTGCCGCCGAACCGACCGTACGCGTGGGGACGGCACACGCTGGCCATGTGCGAGGTGTGCGAGCAGGCATTGGCCGAGGTCGAGGCGGGCCGGAGTGTGTACCACATACTGAGCGTGCCCGTGCGGCATGGCAAATCGGATCTCGCCAGCCGACGGCTGCCCGCCTGGTGGCTGGGCCGACGGCCGGACGGCGAGGTGATACTGACCACCTATGGGGCCCGGTTGGCCGAGCACCTGTCACGCGATTGCCAGCGGTGTTTCAAGTCGGACCGATACGCTCGCGTGTTTCCGGGCCTGGCGATCGACCGGGACCGGCACGCGGCCGAGTCGTGGGGCGTGGCCGACCACGGGGGCGGCGTGCGGGCGTGCGGCATCGGCGGCGGGGTGACCGGCTACGGTGGCGAGCTGCTGGTGGTGGACGACTATTTCCGCAACCGCGCGGAGGCCGAGAGCCAGGCCGTACGCGACCGGGTCTGGAACGAGTTTGAGTCCACGTTGATGACGCGGCTCGCGCCCGTTCATGCGGTGCTGATCGTGGCCAACCGCTGGGGTGTGGACGACGTGGTCGGGCGAATTCACGCGGCAATGGCCAGCGACCCGAACTTCCCGCAGTTCATCGAGACGAAATTCCCGGCGTGCGACGACGCGGGCAACTGGCTGTTTCCCGAGCGGTTCGACGTGTCATGGTACGAGAAGCTCCGCGCGAGCATGGGTAGCTATGCGTGGTCGAGTCAGTGCCAGCAGGATCCGCGACCGAGAACCGGCCGCCTGTGGCGCACGGATCGAATCGTACTGCCCTACTACGCGGACAAAGCGCCCGACGATTGCGAGTGGGTCCGGTTCTGGGACCCGGCCGGTACCGACGAGCTGGCCCGCGACGACCCGGACTACACGGTGGGTTTGAAACTCGGTGGCCGACGCAACGAGCAGGGCCAGTGGGAGCTATTCGTCGACGACATCGTGCGTGGCCGGTGGGCGGCTCCCGAGCGCGACCGACATATCTATGCCACGGCCGAGGCTGATGGCGCGGGTGTGCGCATCGGAATCGAGACCGTGGGTGGGTACAAGGACGTGGGCGAATACGCGCGTGTGGTTCTGAAGGGTAGGCGATCGGTTGACCTGGTGTCGGTGTCGAAAAACAAGGTGGCCCGTGCGGTGCCGCTGGAGCCGGTGTTCGAGGCGGCCCACGTACACGTGCGGCGTGGGCCGTGGACCGAGTCGGCCGTGGCCGAGTGGGCCGCGTTCCCGGGCGGGCGCCACGACGACCAGGCGGACGCACTGAGCGGGGCGTTCGCCATGCTGGGCGGTGGGGATGAGGATTTCGTCGTGTGACGGGGGAGTCGGAGAGACTCACCACGAAGGCACGAAGGACACGAAGCGGGGACGGGGATCGACAGACTATTTAGCCCCCGGTGATTACACCGGGGGCATCCCGAAGCTGTGAGATTTTACATGGGCATCCGCAATTGGATCGGCGAGCGACTGGCGGCGGCCGCGGTGCGCGTGGGCCTGCCCGCGCAGACCACCGGCACGCGCCGCGCGGAAACGCAGTCGGTCGACGAGCTGATCAACATTATGACGGGCAACGCCGACCCCAGCGGCATGCCCGGCACGCTCTCGGCCGACGATGCCCACCGGTCGTTTGCCCGCTGGCAGTATGCCGCGGCCACGGCGATCGCCGACGCGGTCATGATGTCGGACCTGTACGTCGAGGAACGCACCGGCGACACGTGGGAACGTAAGGACGATCACGCACTGGCCTATCTGCTGCGCGACGCCAACCCGTGGATGACCGGCGAAGAGCTGATCTACTGGGCGGTGGCCGACTGCATGATGACCGGTTGCAGCCACTGGTATATCCAGCAGAACAATGCGGGCGAGCCCGTGGAGCTGTGGCCGGTGGTCGGCAAGATGACGCCGGTGCGCGAGAAGGACAGCCCGCTGTTGACCGGCTGGAAGCTGGAGGTCAACGACCCGACGGTCGGCCGCTACGAAAAACAATTCGACCCGAGCGAGATCGTGTACCTGCGTCTGCCGCTACCCGGCGACGTGTACGGTGCGTTCGGCCCGGCCCAGGCGGCCAGCTCGGCGATTCGGCTCGATCAACAGATCATCATCAGCGAATGGCAGGCATTCAAACGCGGCCTGTTCCCCGCGGCATTGCTCAAGTTCGATCCACAGACACCGCCCGACAAACGCACGAAGATGTTGCAGGAGTTCGACGACAAATACGGCGGAGCGGAGAAGACCGGCCAATCCGTGGGTATCAGCCGGTCCATGGACGTCGAGTTCCCGCAGACCAAGCCGCGCGAGATGGGCTACCAGCGCGGTGCGGAGCAGGTGCGGGATGAGATACTCGCCACGTTCCGCGTGCCGCCGGCCATCCTCGGCCAATCGAAAGATGTCAACCGCGCCAGTGCCGAGGGCATGGAATACGTGTTCGCGAAATGGCGTGTGGGGCCGTTGCTCAAGCTCTTGTGTGCGAGACTCAATCAGGACCTGGCCCGGCCCTATTGGGGCCGCGACGTACGCATCACGTACACCAGCCCCGTACCGGCCGACCGCGCACACGAGCTTGCCGAGGACGCGGCCGACATGGACGCCTTCAGCCTACTCATCAACGAGCGACGCGAGAAACGCGGGCTGCCGGCGGTGAAATGGGGCGACGTGCCGTGGGCACCGATGAGCCTGGCCCCGCTGGGTTCGGTACCGGCCGACGGCGGCGGTGACGGCGAACAGTCAGCCACCGGCGTGGTGACCCAGGCCACGCCACGCGGGCGATCGGCAGTCCAGCGGCGCGACGTGTTCCAGCGATTTACCCGAGACCGGGTGCGCCTTGAAACGAGGGTGCAACGTATGGCAGCCGGTCATTTCCGCGACCTGGGCAAACGGGTGCTCGACGCGTGGGACCGGGCCGGACAGCAGGCCGTGGAGGCCGTACGGCGTCATCTGGAACTACCCGACGAGGTCGAGCGGATGCTCGACCCGGTGCAGATGCGAGCGGACCTGGCGAAACGCGCCAAGCCGGTCAACCGCTGGGGTCTCGTCGTAGGCGGTGATTTCGAGCGGGGCCTGTTCACCGACCCGGCCGTGCCGTGGGGCGAGGGCTCGGAGGCCATCGCCCGGTACATGGCGATGTACGACGACGCCTACTACCACGAGGTGGCAACCGTCACGCGGCGGCAGTACATGGACGCCGTGGCCGCGGGCGTGCAGGAAAACGAGACCTGGGACGAGCTGCGTCTGCGCATCGTCGATGCCATGGGCACGATGACCGAGCAGCGTGCGGCCAACATCGCCACCACCGAGACCACGAAACTGTACGGGGCCGGTGGCCAGGCGTTCCGTGATGAGTACGAGGTGACGTTCAAACAGTGGCTCGCCGCATTGATCAACTCGCGTGACACCCACGTCGAAGCCGACGGCCAGATCGTGCGCAACACCGAGCTATTTACGGTGGGTACCGATCGCATGATGTTCCCCGGCGACGGCAGTTTGGCCGAGGAAAACTGCAACTGCAATTGCGGAGCGGTGGGGGTGGTGAAGTGACGGGCGGGGAGTACTCACCACGAAGGCACGAAGCGGACAGGGAATCAGATAGTAGTTAACCCCCGGACGATGCCGGGGGAAACGAGACAGACACACGACCAGGAGACCGATCATGGCAACCGCCACGATAGTGACCGACCCCACAACGGCCGACACGCAGCGTGAGCTGCAGCGCGTTGAGACCGAGCTGAAGATCGACCGGAAGCAGGGCGTTCAGGTCGATCCGGACACGGGCGACGTGACGTTCTGGGCGATGGCGGTCGACAAAAACAAGACGCCCAACCGCAAGGGGTATATGTTCGATTGGAAACAACCGGGCGACGTGAACGTGGCCAACTTCGAGGCCAACCCGGTACTGCTCTACCGCCACGAATCCTGGGAACTGCCGGTGGGCATGGTTGAGGTGATCGAGGTCGGCAGCCGCCAGGTACGTATGTACTGCCGGATTCCCGGCGACATCTACGAGCTGGCCGAGTTCCGCGACCGGATCGCGGCGGGCATGCTGCGTGCGGTCTCGATCGGCTTCTACTTCGACGAGGTGTCCGAGCACCCGAAAATCCAGGGCGCCAAGATCATTTCCAAGTTCGAGATCGTCGAGCTGTCGCTGTGCTCGATCGGTGCCCACGAGACGGCACTGATCCAGCAGGCTATGAACGCGGCCGACGGGATGGACGTGATGCAACACATGACCGGCGGCCGGGCGATGTCCTGGGGCCGCGAGTCCGTGCCCGCCGAGGGGCGCGTGTTGCACCGGATGAGCCTGGACGGCGAGGGGACGACTCACCACGAAGGCACGAAGGGCACGAAGCTGGAACGGCCCAGCCATTTAGCCCCCGGTGAAGACACCGGGGGCTCTTCGACGCAGAGCACCGAGACCCAGACCCCCGCGTGGGCGGCGATGGCAGCCGACCAGCCGTTCGGGCTGTTCGTCGCGGGCGACCAGGTCAAGTTGCTACACCACGACGACGCGGGCGAGCCGGTGTGGGCCGACGTGGCCCAGGCCATGGCCGTGGTGTTGGGGGCCAGGGGTGGCCTGCGCGACGTGACCGATCCGGACCTGCTGGAGCAGGGCCACGCGCACCTGGCGGAACATTACCGCGCGTTGGGGATCGAGCCGCCCGCATTCCAGACCTATACCGATGCCGATCTGCGTGACCTGCACGCGGCCGGCGTGATTGCGTTTCCGGGTATGGCCGCCCCTACGGCCACGCCCCCTGCCACCGACCCGCCCGCCGCGGTGGATCGGATGGCGGCCATGACCGAAACGATCGAGACGTTACGGGCCGAGGTGGCCCGATTGACCGAGTTGGCCGAGCGCCAGACTGCGTCCGACGTCAGCCCCCCGCCCGCCGATCCCAGCGACACCGAGGCGTCGCACACGGATCCGCCGGCTGTGTTGAGCGATGCCGACGAGCAGGCCCTCCGCTATGTCGTGCGAGATGTGTTGACCAGCGACCCCGACGCCTGCGCCCAGCGCGAGACGCTGGCGGCCGAGGTGGTCGTGGAAATGAAGCGGTCGGCCGGGAAACCGCCGACCTCGTAGGAGAACACGACGTGGCTGAGACCACTTCCGTAGACGAAAAAATGCAGGGTACCCCTGCCACCCCGCCCGACGACGCGGCGGATGTGATGAGCAACCCGAAGGTTATCGAGGCGCTCGCGCGGATCATCCCGCAAGAGCATGCCAAACTGTTCGGGGCCGAGCTGGCCGAACGGATCGAGCGGGCACGGCAGACCGTGGACCGCACCGCGGCCGCGTTGGCCGTCGCCGGCGGCGTGGGTGTCACGCCCGACGCCACGATGAGCCACGAGCAGTCAGCCGAGTGGCTGCGCGTGACGCTGCAGCGCATGAGTGGCAATTACGCCGTCCGGCCCGATGCCAAGCTCGACGAGGGCGGGCTCGTCACGCAGTCGCTGACGCCGACCACGGCCAGTGCCGGTGCGGCCATGCTGCCCGACGAGTTCGTCGGCGAGGTCGAGAAGCAGGCCGACGAACCGGCGGTCATCTGGCCGCTGTTGACCAAGCGTGCGACCAAGAGCCGCACGGTGAAGAAACCGGAAATCACCGCGTACGTTACCATAAACAAGGGCCCGGATGCAGAGGTGAACTCAGCGACCACGGCCACCGAGATCGTCGAGACCGTGCCGACCTTCGACAGCCTCGAATGGAATCTGGAGGACTTCGACGCCCGCATGCCGGTCAAGCTCGATCTGCTCGAAGAGAGTCCGATCGACGTGTACAACGAGCTGATCGCTCTGTGCGCGGATTCGTTCTCGATCGAGCACGAACGCGAGCCGCTGATCGGCACGGGGCACACCAACGAGCGGCCGCTGGGCCTGTTGGCCGCTGCCGCGGGCATCACCACCGTGGCCGTCAGTGCCGCGCCGACCGTGGGCAAGGTGCTGGACTTCGCGTCGCAGATCCCCCTGCGGTACCGCCGCAAGGCGAAGATCGCCATGGGTAGCGACACGCTCTATGCGGTCATCGCTACGTTGGCCGAGAACGTGCGTGCCGCACAATTCCTCGTGGGCAAGCTGCCCGAAATGATCGAGAGCGAATGGGTCACCGAGGGCAAAATGCTCGGCGGTGATTTCGGCCGGTACGTGGTCTACCACATCCGGTTGCTGCAGATCATCAGCTCGATCGCGGCCGAGCGGAAGACCCGCGAAATCGTGGTGACCGAGTGCTGGACCGGCCAGCCCACGATCACCGATGCGTTCCGAATTGGCACGGACGTCAGCTACGACTGAGATCTGACGGCCCATTGACACGCGATGCCGTTGCGCCGGGGGTGGGGTGGGCCGCCGAGGTCTACCCTGCCCCGTTTACACCGACGACGAACAGGAGGGCCCATGCGAGTCTATGTCATCAAATCCGAACGGTTCAAGGGGCGGTTCCTGGAACCAGGGCGTGTGGTCGATGTGCTGGACGCGCGCGTGCCGGAGCTGGAGGCCCGCGGCGTGGTGCGTCGCGTGGTGGACGAGACGCCGGCGGCGGCCGCGGCCAAACCGAAACAGACCAACGCCCTGCCCGAGGGGTTGCCCGCCGGGGCGCGGGTGCTGGTGAAGCTGTAGGGGGAATCCCCCCGGTGTGTTCACCGGGGGCCAATTAAGTTTGGTTTTTGTCCCCGCTTCGTGGCCTTCGTGCCTTCGTGGTGAGTTTTCCTGGTGTCCCCCTACGGCAGCCGTAACGGGGCCTGTGGCGCAACTGAGTGTGGTTGTACTGGTGGAACAGCTTTGAACGATTTTGAACGCAATAGCGGCGGTCTGACAGCAAGCTCGCAGGGCGAGCGGGCGACGGTGGCGGTGTGGCCGGTGGTGGCCACGCGCGGCCGGCCGGAATGGGTCACCCGACAACTCGATCGGCTGGTACCGCAACTGACCCGCGGCGACGGGCTGGTGGTGGTCACCGACGGCGACCCGCGCACCGATGCGGCGGTCGGGCGATGGGAACGGCGGAGCGAGGCGAGCGAAAACACCGAGGCCGAGGTGGTGGCCGTGCCGTTGGCCATGCAGATGGGGCCGGACAGGGCGCGGCGCGTGGGTAACGCGATGGTGCCGACCGACGCGGTCGTCATCGAGATCGACGACCACGACCTGGCCGAACCGGGTCTGGTGGCGGCGGTGCGGGATGTCATGGGCAACCCGGCCGTGCTCGTGGCCTACTGCGACTGTTGGCACACCGATCCCGATGGCCTGGCCCGGCGACGTGTGGACAAACGCGACGGCCGGTTTGCCACCATCGGCAACCTGGGCTGGGGCATGCGGGCCTACCGCAAATGGGCCTACGACTGCGTGGGCGGCTACCCGGTGGGTGAGGACACCGACCGCGACGGCCAGTATTGGCCGGCCAATGATTACGCGATGATGTGCATGCTCGAACAGTTCGGCGGGCCCGGGTGTGTACACCACATCCGCACCCCGCTGGTCACCGTGATCGAGGACGGCACGGGCATCAGCCGGACGTTACACGACCAGCAGCAACGCCAAGTCGAACGCGTGGCCAACATCGCGTTGCGGCGCGGCTTCACGCTGCCCTGGATGTTTGCCGACCAACCGGTCTCGCCGACAGCCGACAGCCGACAACCGACAGCCCGTCGGCATCGCATCCCGCAAATCATCCACTTCGTGTGGGTCGGCCCGGACATGCCCGACTACGCGCGGCGTAACATCGCCCGGTTCCGGCGACTCAATCCGGACTGGCGTGTGATGGTACACGGCGAGGAGGTCCTGCTGCCGGTGTTCCGGGCGGGCTACGACGCGATTACCGGCGAGCACCAGTGGGCCCGCAAGAGCGACCTGTTGCGCGTGTCGGCGTTGCGAAAATTCGGCGGCTGGTATTTCGACTGCGACTTCCTGCCCTTGCGGCCGCTGGCCGACGTGGTGGCCGACACGGACCTGACGTGCGGCTGTCTGCTGACCCGGGGCACGCCGGAGTTGACGGCCAACGGCATCATCGCCGTGGCGGTGACCAGCCCGTTCCTGGACACGCTGGTCGAGGGGCTGACGGCTCTGGCCGGTGATCCGGTCAACCAGCACTGGGGTGCGTTCGGGCCACAGTTCTATACGGAGTTGGCGGCCGAGCACGCGGCCGACGTGGTGATCGGCGACATGGGGGCGTATTACCCGGTACAGGATCGGGCGGAATCGCAGGCGGCCTATCTGCGATTGACCGCGGCGGGCTGTTCGCCCGAGGCGTGCCGGATCGAGTTCGGCGACGCGCGACCGTACATGATGCACATGAACATGCAGGACTCGCTCACCGTGGGCGAGGGGGTGGTGGTGTGATCGAGATCATCATCCCCACGTGCCGGCCGCGCGAGGCGTTGGCCGACCTGGTGGCCGAGTGCCAGGCCACGGTCACGGGCGATGTGCGTGTGATCGCGACGTGTCTGGACGCCAGTGCCGCGGCCAACCGCAACGCGGGTCTGGACCTGGCGAGCGAACCTCGCGTGGTGATGATCGACGACGACATTACGGGCCTGATGCCCGGCTGGGCCGAGACATTGTTGGAGGCGTTGGCGGGGGTGCCGGGTGCCGTGATGGTGTCCGCTCGATTGGTGCAGCCGGACGGTCGGCCGGGACAGATGCTGGGCGATCCGGATCCCGCGGACACGGGTGTGAGTGTGGTCGAACGGCGCGAATTGCCCACCGCGTGCATCGCCATTCTGAACGACGGCACGCGCTTCGATGAGGGGTTCATGGGTAGCGGGTGGGAGGACACGGATTATTGCTCGCGGCTGCGGGGTGTCTATCCCGACGGCCGGTTCCTGGTACACAACGGCGTGCGGGTGATCCATCGGAACGAGCAGAAGCGGCAGGGCGCAAACTACGGCAGGAACCGGGCACGGTACGAGGCCATCTGGGGCCCGCATCCGTGAGGTTCGAGCAACGGCAGGAGTAGCTATGCGTAAGTTAATCGCGTTGTACAAAGCCTTCTCGGGCGGCGAGTGGTTCCGGGCGAGCCTGGAATCGATCCGCGGCCACGTGGACGGCATCGTGGTGGCCGTGTCCGTCCGGGCGTGGAACCCGGCGGTGACCGCGGCCGGGGATTGCATAGGGCCGCTGACCGGGTTTCAGGAGACGTACCCGGACGTAGACGTGCGTGTGGTACACGGCGCGTGGACCGACCAGGCGGACCAGTACCAGGCGGGGCTGAAGACGATTCGTGAGGCGTTCGGCCCCGGCAGTATGGTGCTGGTCATCGACACGGACGAGGTGTGGGAGCCGGGTATGCTGGCGGCGCTGCGAGCGAACATGGAGCGGGCCCCGCGCGAGGTGCACTATTTCCAGTGCGGGATCCGGACCTACCTGCGCAGCCCGCTCTACCAGGTGTGGCCGCACGAACCCGCCCACGTGGTGGTCGGCCTGCGCAACGCGGGCGAGCAGCCGGCCAACGGCCGGTTTCGTGTCGATTTCACCGTCGACAACGTCGTGAGTCTGGACCGCGTGCACTTTCATCATTTCAGTTACGTGCGAGCGGACGACGCCGCACTGCACGCAAAGTTCGCGAACACCTCCGGGCAGGAGGAGACCGCGAGCGATCCCGGTTGGTGGGATCGCGTGTGGGACGAACTACCCGGCGGGCGCAACCTGCACATGACGCGCGGGCACGAATCGGCGTGGGACCGCATCCGCCCGGTCACGCCCGCGGCATTGCCGCCGGATGCACGGCGGGCCCCGGTCGCGATCCTGGCTGGGTTGGCTGAGGCCGACCGCTGGCGCGACCGGGTCCGCCACCAGTTGCCCAGCGTGGCGCTGGTGCCCGTGCCGACCGAGCACGACGCACTGCTGTACATGGACGAACTTAACGTGCTGACGCGGCGCGTGCTATTGGGTGCAAGCGTGTTGATCGATCGGCTCAAGTGTGCGGTGTACGAGTCGCTTTGGTTGGCGTGGTGGGCACGCGCGGCCGACATGATCGTCGAGATCGGCTCGGGCTCGGGCGGCAGCATGGCGGCCATGGCATTGGGTAGCCACCTGTCGGCTCGCCTGGTGGCGATCGACCCGTTCACGCCGTACGACGAGACGACCCACGCGGGCACCGCACGCGGCGTGACCGAGGGCGACGAGGCCGCGTTCTGGCGAACGGCCGACGTGTTCGGCTATCGCTATCTACTCAGCCATATCCAGAAACGATCGGCCGACGCGGCCGATGAGTTCGCCGACGGGGTGGCCGACCTGGTACTGGTGGACGGCAATCATACGTACGAGATCGCGTTGGACGACATCCGTAGCTACTGGCCGGTCGTCGAACCGGGCGGCCGCATGGTGGTACACGACTACACCACCCGGTTTCCCGGCGTGATCCGGGCGGTGGACGAGTGGGAGGCCGAGACGAACGTGCCGGTATATGTGGTGCCGGGCACGAGCCTGGCGTACATGGAAAAGTCATAGGCAAGAACCCGCAGGGGAGCGCGGAAGGAATCTCACCACGAAGGGCACGAAGCGGGGATGGAAACCAAAACCTACTTAGCCCCCGGTGAATACACCGGGGGCTCCGGGAGAAGACGATGACCGAACTCGAACACGAGTACCTGTTGGATTTCGAGCGGAAGCTGGACGCGGTGATCGGCGACGGGGCCGACGTGTTGGCCCGCGTGCGCGAGACCAGTATCCAATGGCCCGGCGACCTGTGGGCGTTGCGGTTTTTATCGCAGTTGGTGGGCCGCGAAACGGACACCATCGTCGAGATCGGCAGCCACATGGGCGGCAGCATGCTGTGGATGGCCTGGTGTTTCCGGCCGCGGCGGATCATCTGCATCGACCCGCACGCCGGGTGTAGCGGACCGGCCGACGAGGTGCGTGCGGCGTTCGCCGTGTCGGCGGCCATGGCCCGCGAGCGGGCCGGCTGCGAGGTGGAGCTGCTGCAGACCACCAGCGACCTGGCCGCGCCCGAGCTGCTGGACGGGTCGGCCGAACTGATTTACGTGGACGGCTGGCACAGCGAGGACGTGGTGTCGGTCGATTTAGTCACGTACTGGCCGAAGGTGCGACGCGGCGGGCTGTTGGCCGGGCACGACTACTGCGATTTCCACCCCGATCACAAGGGCGTGGTCCGTGCGGTCAACCACTGGGACCATGAGGCCGAGGTCGTGCTGCTGGCACCGTCGCGTGTGTTCGCGATTCGCAAACCGGAGTGATGGGAGCCGGGCGAATTCACCACGAAGGTCACGAAGGGCACGAAGCGGGGACGGATACAGGAACCTATTTGACCCCCGGTGAATACACCGGGGGTATCCGAAAGCCGACGGCCGACAGCCGAGAGCTTGGAGCCACACATGCGATCCTGTACACGAGCCGGGTTTGACGTCACGTTCCGCTGCAACTGGCGGTGTGAACATTGTTTCTACCGGCACGGGCCACACTGCGGCGCGACGCACGACGTGGCCATGGGCGAGATCCTGGCCAAGATGCACACGGCGTGCGAGGGCGGCCTCGATCACGCGGTCATGGTCGGCTACGGCGAGCCCGCGTTGTGCGGGGTGCTGTGGGAAGTGCTCGACCACTGCCACGCGCACGGCATGGCCACGTCGATGATCACCAACGGGTCGGTCGGCCTGGCCAAATACAAACGGATGCGTGCGGCGGGCATGGATCACCTGCACGTGTCGGCCCACGGGTTGGGCCCGACGCTCGACAAAATTGCGGGCGTGGAGAACGCCGGCCGACGGCAACTGGAAACACTCGATTGGCTGGCATCGGAGGGGTGGACGTATCGTACGAACACGAGCCTGCAGCAGGCCAACTACCGCGAGTTGCCCGCCATCGTCGAGGCCCTGGTCGAGCGGGGCGCGTGGCACGTGGTGCTGTTGGGGTTTCTCGTGCACTACGAGTGGCAGCAGGATTTCGATCGCATCCGCGCGGTGGCCGTGCACCCGGCCGAGCTGCGCCCGTACATCGAGGCCGCGGCCGACGTGGCACTGGCCGCGGGCCGGTACCTCACGATCCGGTACCAGCCGCTCTGTCACCTGAGCCCGCAGTATTGGCCGTTCGTCACCAATGCGCGACACGTGTTTATGGACCCCTGGGAGTGGAACTACGAACTACAGGCGACCGACCCGGAGGCGTTGTGGAACGCGAGCGTGAACTGCGGCCGCACGGTGGCCGTGGAGGGTGAGCCGTGCCGGAGCTGTGCCGCCTACCGCCACTGCGGCGGATGGAATCGGTTCTGTGTGGCGGCGTACGACGGTGCGGGACTGGCGGCGATCGACGAGGTGCCCGCCGCGTACACGGACGTGTGGCAGGCCGAGGGTGGGTTGCACGATCTGAACCCGGTCAATGCGTTGACCGGAACGATTGCGGATGGCGGGTAGGCAGACCGCGTTCCCTGATGGGTCGCGGCTAATGGGCTACCAAATCACTAGGAGATGGATGCATGGATGCGACGATGCAAGCGTCACTGGCATTACTGGCACAGGGGCCGATTCAAATGGTGGTCGACCCTGATGGCGCTGACGAGGTGGAACTGTTCGTCAAGGACGGCATCGACCTGACGCTCACAGCCGGGCAGGAGGACGCGGAGGTCGACCTGGTCGGCCGGTACGACCTGTTTACGTCGGGCGACGGGGCCGAGTTCGAGGTGGGTCTGCCGGAAAACTCGCTCAATGTGGTCAACGTGCTGTTCCCCGATGGCCTGGACGGCACGACCTACCGCGGGTTCGGACGCGCGGCGGGTCTGAGCATGCGCGACTACGCGAAAGCGATTCGCATCCGGCCGTGGCAGACACGGACCTTGGCCACCAACCAGGTCGATTTGTGGTTGTGTGTGCCGGCCGGGGACGGCGGGTGGAAGGCCAGCAAGTCGGAACCGCACACGTTCACGCGCAAGTTCGTCGCGCTGCCCGACCTGTCGCAGACCGACGGCATGCTGATCGGCAAACTGACGTTCGCGGAACGCTCCTGATAGTTAGTTAGCCCCCGGTGATTACACCGGGGGGGTCTTCCGGGGCGTGACGGCGGACGTGTGGCAGTGAACGAGACCCAAGACCCCGGGTGTATTCACCCGGGGCCAAATAGAAGGCGGTGCAACGGTGGGTGAGAATGTGACGCTGACTTTCGGCGAGTTCGCGTTGGCCGAGCCGACGTTGGACGGATGGCAGCACGTGCTGGCTCAACTGCAACCCGGTGACTACACCGTGGTGGCTGAGCTGTTCCAGCGGGCCGAGGGGGCACAACTGGAGCCGGGGGCGGCCCGTGAGGTGCTGGACGTGCTGCTGCCGCTGGCCGCACGGTTGCCGCGAGTGGTGGCCTCGTTGGTCGGTGCGTCCTTGCGCGAGGTCGACGGGGAGGCTATCGAGCCCACCCTCGCGCGGCAGGCGACCGCCGGAGACTTGGGCCGGTTCATCGAGGCCGCGGTCGATGCCAACCTGTTCGGTGGATTCGAGGACCTGGTGGGAAACCTGAAACGCCTGGCGAGTCGGGTGATCGAACCAACCCACTGACGCCGGGCGTGATTACCGGACTGCACGCGCGGCTGGTGGCCCTGTACGGGTGGGAGCCGGATCGGGTGTGGCGGCTGACGCTGCCCGACGCGTTGCGGTTCGAGCGGGCACGCGTGCGTGTGGTGGCTATAGCGGCCCAGTTGGTCTCGGCCGCGGTGTGGCTGCCCATGGCCGGCAGCGACGGTGCGTCGACCGCGGGTATGTTCGAGCGGCTGTGCGCCGACCCGACCGACCAGCCGAGGACGCTGGCCGAGGAACTCGGGCCGACCGTGGCCCGAGAGGTCGCCGAACTGGACGCCCGTAACCGGGCCTGGCTGGAAAAACGAGCGAAAG